ATATCCGAATACCCCGTGAAAACGGCCGCCACGACAGAGGGTTGTGTTCTTACGCTAACAGCACTTGCCGCACTTCCTGTGGACGCGTAACCGAAATTATCGGACGCCCCCACTCGCCCATACAATGAAAATGAGCCGGGGTTTGCCCCGAAAGTGCTGAACTCAGCAATATTGTTTTGCGCGTAGGCGGAGCCTTCTCGCACCACCCCCGCCCACACCGTCATCTTGTCCGTGCCGGTGAAGTCGATATTGCCGGTTTGAAGTGCATCATCTACACCGTCGAAGCGCAAGTAAGCCGGGAATTTCGCAGGGTCTGCGTCGTAAGAATTACCGTACATATCAACATGCTGATACGGTAAGTGCGCATCAATTGCGGTTACGGTTGAAAAATCATAAAAATACGCGCCATTGATACCATCACCTGTAAATAGCTGGCCATAGGCGCCTGGGATGCCTGACGGGACAGCGGATACACCAACAGCGGCATTATTCACGCTTCCTGTTAAGGTTGTTTCGCAAAAATACCAACCGTCGTTCAATGCGGTGATATTAGAATTCCCAAGTGAACACAACCCAGATACACCAGAAACAGAACCACTGCCAACCAAGTTAAAACAAATTCCAAATAGATTGGATCCTGCTTCAGAAAACTCTATGTAATTCAGCCCAGCTGGTTTTGCATATATAGATATTTTTAACGGTGCATTAATTGAAACACTGAAATAGCCTGCGTGCCGAGTATTTTCGGTGTCTGGCGCTGCTTTTGTGGCGCGTAGCACGCCGTCGGCTGTTAAAGCAGCGTTAGGGGTTACTACTTGTTTAGAGTCGTTTATTGGGTGAACGGCGCTCGATGACGCAAAACCGGATGTATACATATTCACCCGCCGCGACAGCACAGGCCGCTTCGTCGTCGTCGCTTGCGTAGCGTGATTGCCCCTGCCTGACTTATCCAGCATCCGGCCCACAGGCTGCTCCACAGCAGTCACAGGCGTAGTACCAGCACTGTCTTGGAAAAGCGTGCTCATGTCGCTGGGGTCGTACCATGCGCCGGGTTCGGATGCTGCGAACAGGGTGCGGGGGTTGAATCCCGCCTTTTTCATTGAAGCCCCGAGCTTCCCTAGTTTCAATACGCCGAACACGGTCAGGCCCCGCTGATGACCGCGATCTTGTAACCGCTATTGGCGGAAACCGCAAAATACTCTGGGCTGTCGGCCACCAGGCGCAGAGTCGCCCCGCTTGCGGTGGGGTTGACGCCGATCTTCGTGAAGCAGTTGACATCGCTGACGACGCGGATCAGACGGGTGGCAGCATTGAGGACGGCAGATTGTGTGCTCGCGGCCCCGATAGCAACTGTTTGATCAGCCACTGATGGGACCGCAGCCGCGCCCACGCCGCCGCTGTATGGGTCAGGCTGGGTGCCTGAGAATTCGGTGATGTATAAGGTGGGCATTCTGGTTTCCTTTTAATTTCAGGCGTACAACTTGAACCGGTCGAGCAGCGAATCGGCGAAGCGGTCAGACAGCGCGGCCACAGACACGCCCACAGACACGCCCGTTTGCACGCTTTCCCGATTGGCGTACAGGGTGCCCACCGTGAGCAGCAGCCAGGCCTTTATGCCGTAGGGCACGGCGGCTTGCTGGGCGGCTTCACTTCCAACTCCGTAGCCTGCGATGTAGTTGATCCACACCGGACCCGATCCACCGCGCACGGTTGGCCATTCTTGGCCTGGCACCAGACAAACCTTGTCGCCCGCCAACTCATAGACCGAACTCGCCAGCGTCTGCGTGGCGCCGTCTGCGTCCTTGTACTGCACCGACTGCACGGCCTGCACCTGGGGCCATGGCAGCGCGATTTCGTCGGCGAAGTCGTCAATCGTCAGCTTCCACTCCTGGGCCATGAGGCTACGGCCGGTGATCTGCTGGCAGGTGTCCACGGCTGCGCCGATGAACGCCGCGATCAGCGCATCCTCGTCCGTGCCGTCAACGCGCTGGTGCAACTTCACCTCGGAGAGCGTCAACGGCAGGTAGGCCGGTGGGGTGGTTTGGGTGACGATCATGGTGTCCTTGTGATCTGCAAAGCGCCCTCCGAAGAGGGAGCTTCACGCATCAGACGGCCCCAGCCAGGGCGAGGTGGCCCTTGATGATCACCGCTCCAGCGGCAATCGAGGTGCCGCTGTTTTTGGTGATGACAACGCGCACGTAGCGCTTGCCGCCGCGATAGCCGACCGCATAGGACGAATCCGCCGCCAGGGTGGCGGGGAAGGCGCCCAGCAGGTCGTCGCCGCTGGCTGCGGCGTCTCCCGTCAGGTCAGACGCATCGCCGTGGCGCAGGCTGATGGTGTAGTCACCCGCGCCAGCGATGGCGCCGGTGTTAATGATGACCGTGGCAGAACCAGCGCCCTGCAGGTCGATGATGGTGGCGTCAGCCTTGGTGGCTGCATGCACGGCGGGGGACAGGGCGAGAACCGCCGCGATGTTGTTTTTCAAGTCGGACATGGTTTTGACCTTTCAGAGTGTGAAGCGGGCCTGGGATGCCCCGGCCCATGGACTTAGGCGGCAAACTTAAGGAACTTGACAGCCTCGAAGTTGACCGCACCACCTCCTGTGCGCTTCGTGGAGTAGAAGCGGATGTAGGGCTTGGCGGTGTAGGGGTCGCGCAGGGTGCGCACGCCGATGCGGTCCACGATGGTGTACGCCTCGCGGAAGTCACCGAAGGCCAGCGACAGCGAACCCGTATTCAGGCCGGGCATGAACTGGTCGATGCGCACGGGGTAGCCGTTCAAGCGGTCGGGCTGCCCGGCCTGGTTGGACGGCTCCCACAGGTAGCGGTCGCTGGTTGCTTCCTTCAGCTTGCGCATCTTGGTGCGCACCTCGCGGCGCATCACGAACTGGGCGTTCTGCAGGTACTGGTCCTTGAACGCGCCCTGCAAGTCCTGTATCGGGTCGAGCTTCGTGGAGTGGAAGTCGCCATTGGCGCCGGTCAGTACGTGCTCGAAGGTGCCCCAGGCACGCGAGCCGTCGCCCGTCGCCGCCGTGGAGTACGCGGCCAGGCCGCGCGGCTTGCCAACGCCGTCGCCGTTCCAGAAGGCGTTGCCTTCGACGCGGGCGAACTTGTCGGCCACCTTGTCGGCCAGCCAGGCTTCCACATCGGTAGCAGCGTCGTCGATCAGCTTCTGCGTGACCTTCGGCTGGGCGTACATCTCGTGTGCCTCGATGCGGTACTTTCCGACTTGCGGGGTGTCCGTGTCGTTGCGCGTGCCCATTTCGGACACCCAGCCAGCATCGGCCTCGTCGTTGTCCACGATGCCTTCCAGCGCGTCGGTGCTGATGGTCTGCACGTTGGCCAGTTGGCGCATGGTGGACTGCTCGTACACCTTCTTGACCATGCGGCCCACGGTGGGGGTCGGCAGCAGGTAGCCGCCATCTGGGTCAGAGCCTGCGGACAGTGCCTTGCGTTCATCGGCGCTCAGGCGCTCGATGTCGCCATGGCGCACCAGCGAATAGAAGGCGCTCTTGTACTGCGCGTAGGCGTCCACGGACACTTCAGCGGGAATGCTGCGGCCCTTGGACTGGAAGTCGGCGCGCAGCATGGCGTTCCATTGCTTGCACTCGGCTTCGGCGTTTTCGTCGCCCTTTGATGCGCCGGGGCGTTGCGATTCGATGATGAACTTGTCGAAGTCGGCCTTCAGCTCGGCCAACTTGTCCATTTCGTCGCTGACCTTGGCCAGTTTGGCTTCCAGATCTGCCACGGCCTTGCCTTCGGCCTTCGCCTTCAGCAGTTCGTCATTGGTTTTCTTGTGCTCTTCCCAGGCTTTGCCTTGGGCTTCAATCAGAGACTTGATTTCGAGGATGTCGGACATGGTTTACCTTTCTTTGGGCGTAAAAAAACCGCCTCTAGGGCGGTTTGCGGTTGGTGACGCTGGGGTCAGCGCGGGATGTGCTGTTCGCGGGCTTTGAGGGCCTGCGCCAGTTCTGCCAGCTCTGAACTGCCAGCGTCCCGCATGGCAATCAGGCTTTTGAAGCCTTGGTTAATGACAACCAGGGCATCGCTTCGTGAGAGCCCAGCGTCCCGCGTGAGCAGCCTCTCGAAATCTCGTTCTGTCCAGTCGTTTTTGACGGACTCCACCCGCGCCTTGCCGTTGGCGGGGCGGGTGACAATGGACACTTCGATCAGGTCGATGCGTTTGAGCTTGCGTTTCGGGTCTTCCGGCTTGCTGCGCGGCTCCCATTCCTTGGCGATGTAGCCAATGGACATGCCATCAATCGCGGGGCGGGGGCTCATTTTCATGAGCTTGTACATTTCCAGGCCGCGTGGCGTGTCTGCCAGCTGCCCGGCGACTTTCAGGCCGTGCCCGTCCTCGGCGAAGTCGGTCCAGACACCGATGGGCGTCATGTCTTCCGCGCTCATCTGCCAGCCGCCGTGCTGCGAAAGCATCGCGGGCCATGGCTGGTTTCCCGCCTTCACGTCTGCCAAGAACTTCGAGAACGCCCCGGCTTCGATCACGTCGCCGTAGCTGTCCACGTTGCCGAATACAGCGCCATAGCCGGTGAAGCTCATGGCCTGGGCGCCTTCGTCAGCAGCGAACTTCAATTCACGCAGGTTGCAAGTCAGGTTCTGCATCTGTTTCTTCCTTCGGTGCCGCGTTGCCGGGCACGTTCGTGGGCTTGGGCAGCATGGCCGCATCGCCGCCCATGGGGTTCAGTTCTTCCAGGGCGCGCACCTCGTCCTGCGTCATCCAAGCCGGAGAGCCGCCAGCGCCCAGGGCCTTGGCGAAATACTCGCTGCGGTCCTTGTGCGAGCCGCGCATGAGCCCGGCAGCGTTGAACTTGACGAAGTAGCCTTCGGCCACTTCCTTGTCGGTCAGCAGGTGGCACTCTGCAGATTGCTCGATGCGCTCATACCAGGGACTTAGCGTGTGCACGACGTGCGCCAGAAACATCTGCTCTGCGCTGGCGTAGGTTGCCGCCTTGTCGCTGTATCCGGCCATGATCGGCATGACGCGAAAGGCGCGGCAGACTTCCTCGATCTGGTGCTTTCGCGTCTCCAGAAGTTGGGCGTCAATGCCGGTCATGCTCTGCGGGTGGAACTTCGCGTTTCTGTCCAGCAGCTTTGTTTTTCCCATGTTCGCTGCGCCGTCGAATTCCTTCTCCAGCCAGGCGCGCATGGCCTTGTATTGCTCCGCGTTCAGCGTCCCCTCGACCGAGTAGGTGCCGGAAATCGCCGCGCCGTTCTTTTGCATTCGGGCCTGCGACTCTTCGGCAGACATGGCAAGCCCGATGGCTTCGCGGGCCATCTTGACAACATCCAACCCGCTCACGGCGTCCCAGCTAGGGCCGCGCCAGTGCCAGACAGCCTCTTGCGGGACCGTCATGGTCTTGCCGCTGGGGGCGGTGATCTGGTATTCCAGGCTGTAGTCGTCCTTTTGCTTGCAGTTCACAGCGCCAGGCGGGAACGGGATCAGCTCGCGGACTTCACCGCGCACGCGGTTGATGAAGGCATAAGCATCGCCTGTCATCACGCAATGAATGGTCATGGTTTCGCGCAGTTCGAAGCTGGTCATCCATCCATTCGGCTTGCGGTGCAGCACGCGATAAAGCGGGTGTTCTGCGGCGGGCATGATCTTGTCGCCCACCTGCCGGTAAACCTTAAACGGCACCTGGGCGACGCCTTCGGAAATGACGCGCACGCACGACAGCACAGCGGGCACCTCCAGGGCGGACTGGTGCGACACCGACGCGCCGCTTTTCGTCCCCATCCACCCGGCCAGCAGCCGGAACAAATCGAGCGAGTGACGAACCGAGCCGTCCTCGTTCGACTTGCGGCTGAAAGGCCATAGTTTCATGTTGCGAGTTCTTCCCAGAATGATCTTTCGCCCGCGCCTGTCGCGTTGATCAGCCCGGCCGCCATCACAGCGGCGACGGCCAAGTCAATCCGCCCCGTTGCTTTTTCCTTGGACAGCTTGCGGTTTTCCGCGCCGTCCTGCTCAATTACCGCGTTGCTCATGCACCAGTCCAGAACCTTGTGCCCTGCGTGCGCAATCTCGCCGTTGAGCAGCATTCGCTCGAAGGTTTCCAGCGCGGGGCTAAAGTCCTTGTAGCCCTGCCCGACCGGCTTCATTTCCGGCAAGCTGATCCCGTCATCTGCGGCCAGCGCCATCAAGTCCTCGATGCGCCAGCGGTCATAGCCCACCGCGATGATCTCGAAGAAGTCGCACATCGCGGACAGCTTTTGCAGAATCACGCGCTTGCTTATGGCCCGGCCCGGCGTGGTGTCGAGATACCCCTCGGCGCGCCACTGGATGTAG